AAGATCGTTCCTGGTGTAGGCTTCTGTATTTTCGGCGGGCGCACGCTTGATGTCGGTTACCCGACTCGTTACATCGCGGTTCGCCGGATGCTGATCAAGCTGGAGCATGACTTCAACTGGCTGCTCCAGCCAGCCTTGTTTCAGCCGAATGACGCACAGCTATGGGCATGGGTTACCTCGACCCTGCAGAATTACCTGATGCAGCAGATGCAGGCGGGACAGCTTGGCGGAACTACCCCGTCCACGTCTTACCTGGTTACCTGCGATTCCACCAACAACACCCTGGCCACGGCTTCGGCAGGCATTATCACCGCCACGGTTGCCGTCTCTCTCCTGAGTCCTGCCGAGTTCATCAATATCACGATCTCGCAGTTCCAGGGTACCGGAACCACGACTGTCACTACGTCAACTTCCTGAAGGCAGGAACAATGGTTACACAGAAGACCTCGCTGTCAAGTCCGGCGACTGACCCGCTCAGGAATTTTAAGTTCCAGGTGATACTGACCCCCTTGAACGCCACCGGGGCGGGCGGCGGCGGTACTTCCATTACCCTCGGCTTCATGACCGTCCAGGGGCTTGCCGCGAACATCGACTCGATTCCCTACCGTGAGGGAAACATGAACACGGTGACCCAGCAGATGCCGGGCCAGACGTCGTTCAATCCGATTACCCTGTCCCATGGTGTCATCTGCGGGCAGACGGGGGGTCCGCTGGAAGTGAACATGCTACAGCAGATCTTCACCGTCAATCAGGGTTCCGGTACCCAGGCTCCTGGCATGAACTTCCGCTACAAGGCAGATATCCAGGTTCTGGATCATCCGGTCACTACGCAAGATGCTCCTGTCAAGGCATGGTTCATAGTTCACAACGCGTGGACTACTGCCTTTGCCTGGGGCGACCTTGACGCGGGAGCGAACCAGACACTGGTCGCGCAGCTCTCTATGGTCCATGAGGGCTTTGATGTTTCCTACGCGGCAGGTGTGGGCACATCTGCAGCTTCCGCACCGGACACACTTCAGTAAGGATTACCAGTAGGATAATCTCGTAGCAACCCGGAACGTACACGGAGCACAATATGGCACCAGAAGTGAAGACCGTTCGCGCGAATGAGCGTCCCAGTGATGCCAACGCCGCCGCCGCTGCGGCTATGTCAGCCGCTATTGCGAAGTACCCCGATGCTCCGGTGTCGTTGCCTGACCTGGTCACCCTGCCCGGTGGCCTGGTAAATGGTGATGAGATAATTTCCACGGCCCAGGTCAGGGAACTTAACGGGATGGCCGAGGAAGCCCTGTCCCGTGCTTCCCTTCCGGACCCGCGTACCGGTGTGGTAAATTCTTTCCACTACCTGAATACCCTGGTAACTCAGGGGACGGTCAAGGTCGGGGAGGCTGACCCCAAGGAGACTAAAAAGCTCCTGGGCAAACTACTTATAGGGGACCGGGACGCTATTCTCATGGGAATCCGGATCATCACCTACGGCAAGGACCTGGAAATCCCGCAGTGGGAGTGCCCGTCCTGCGGTGAGCTTTCCGACCTGACGATTGACCTTACTGAAGATGTCAGTACCAAGACCCTGAAGAGTCCTGATGAGGCTGCATTCGAGGTCGAGCTGAACCGTGGCAAGGTGGCGGCTGTACGTCTTCCTAACGGGGAAGACCAACTGGCAATAGGGGAGAATCCTAAGGCCACTACTGCCGAACGAAACACCATTTTGCTCCAACGCTGTATCTCCACCATCACCTCGCCTGACGGTCACATTCAGTCAATGGCTGGCTTCCCGTCTCTGGCCCGCGAGATGTCCATACCAGACCGGCGTAAGGTTCTGAGAGAGGTAGCTGAGCGCCAGCCAGGACCGGAGTTCAACGACATTAAACTGACTCACGCGGCGTGCGGTAATGAGGTGACCCTCGCACTGGGGATCGCGGACTTGTTTCTCTAGGGAGATAAGCCTCGACCGGATGTACTACGAGTACGGCCTGATTACCATCGCCTTTCCGGCGTGGACTCCTGAGGACATGGGCAGGATGACCCGGCAGCAGCGGAAGTACTGGTCGGAGTTCTCCCTGGCCCGGCACGAGCAAAAGAATCTGGTAAACTTAGGGAGAACGAACATTCGGAATAATAGCTCGTAGCAACATTAGATCATCCCGTCTAGGACAACACGGAGCAACGGGCTCTTTCAGTGGTACCTATGTAACGGAGCCTGGTAATGCCCGCGAATGATGATTACAATGCGACGATGGGTGTGGCAGGAAACCCAGGCAGCTCGCAGGTCATAGGCGCGAATTCTCTCCAGCAGGCAATTGACAAGTTTGACTCTGCCGTTACCAAGCTGTCCGGCCTGTATGACACGGCAGCGAAGTCGGCCGGGAGTATCACGCCGGGCGGGATCACCTCAAAGACGGGCGGACCCCAGTCATCTAACAGCCAAGGATGGGTGAGTCAGCTCGGCTCGCGCTTCTCTTCCCTCAAGAACGGATTCGGTGGCCAGCAGCCGAACCAGTCCGGGCAATCCACGACTAATGCGTGGGGCGTCACCACGCAGAATACGGGAATGCAGCCTGCCGCGAGCGGGCAGGGTTCCGGTCAGGGATACACCGGGCTGCTCCCTACCATGTTCGGCCAGATCGGGGGCAAGCCTTCCGCTGCTGCGGCGTACGTTACTGCGCGAACAGGGGGAGGTACAGGAGGGGGTGCGCCTAGCAATGGCGGGAGTGCCAGCAGCGGTCCCCCGACCATCGGCGGCACGCTCGCGACGGCTGCAGGTGCGGCTGCCATAGCGTCGACAGCTTACGGACTGAACCAGTACAGCAAGCAGGTTCAGCTTTCCGGCTTTGTGACGCAGAACGCCATGTGGCTTCCGGCTGGCGCAGGAGCCGGGGCTAACGTCCAGAACCGGATTGGTCAGGCTGCGCTGGCCAACAAGCCACTGGCCATGAACCAGAGTGACCAGCTCGCCTCGCAGTCGATTATCAGCGGCATGTACGGGACGGCTTCAGGTTACGGTAATGCGCAGTCGAATCAGCTTCAGTCCGGCGCTAATGCGGCCGGGTACGCCATGGGCCAGGGTGCCGCAGCCGGTGCCCAGTTCGCTGCAAACCTGTACTCTCCTACATCTTCAATGGCCTTTTACAATATGGGCCTGGGGAACACTGCTCCCGGTATCAGGGGCTCATCTGCCACCCGGTCAATGCCAGTCGTCGCCCAGGGACTTATCAGCCGACTAGGCGGGACTGGCGGCAAGAACCTGTCCACCAACATTTCCGAGGCAGGTGCCGGGTACGGTACCCTGCTGGCACTATCGGGGGGAGACCCCAACCAGGCCGCGAATCTGCAGACCATGCTGCTGGCCACGCAGAAGCTGGACGTCGGTAACAAGGCTACGGGAGGAAAGGGCCTTAGTACGACTCAGCAGACAGCTTTGTGGAATGCATCAGCGGGTCAGGGCAGCACCGCCGGGTCCAAGAAGCAGACTGTATCCAGCGCTGATGCCGAGCTGGCCAAGTACGGAATCAACACCTCAGACCAGCAACGTATCAATAACGCCAGCAGTCAGCAGATGAACCAGACTGCCAACACGGCCCAGTCCTTCAATGACGGGCTGACTGCCTCGACTGCCATCATTGGTGACTTCAATGCGGCTGTGACCAAGTTCTTGAACATACCAGGGGTTAAGCAGATCACCGGTATACACGGCGGCATCGCTGCCTCCTTGGCTAACGTTCCAGGCGGGGCTGCGCTCATGGGTACCGTAGGCACAGCCGTGGGTATCGGGAAGGATATCGCTAGCCTCTTTTCGGCAGGCGGACGTCTTCCCGGCTACGGTGGCGGGGATGTAAATCCTGCTCTGCTTGAGTCTGGGGAGACGGTCGTATCCAAGGAACACTCGAAGAAACTGGCGGGAGTGTTTAAGGCAGTAGGCGTGCCCGGTTATTCATCAGGCGGCGCAATTGCAGCCGATGCTCAAAAGTACGTTGGCCACAAGTATGTCTACGGCGGCCCGTCTAATCCCAAAAATGGCTGGGACTGCAGCTCCTTTGTTGACTACGTTGTCGGACATGATGAAAAGATGAGTATTCCTGGCGGGAGTTGGGCCAGCACCACCAGCAAGGGAGCAATACACGGCCCGGCCACCGGAGACTGGGCATCCTGGGGCGGTACCAAGGTCATTGGAACAGACGCCAGCAAGTCTCTCAGCGGAGACATTGTGTTGTGGCCAAGTCACGTCGGAATTTCTCTTGGCGGAAACAAGATGGTGTCCGCGTATGACACTGCGTCAGGTACAATTGATACTTCTATAACCAGCGGTGGTCCTGGTGGGGAGAGTTTCCAGATTCGCAGGCTGACTGGTGCGTCACCTGGTACTTCAGGCAGCACTAGTACAGCAGCCAGTACTGTATCAGGATCTCCCGGTGGTAATCCAGGTGCGGCTACCGGCTCAGCGGCTACCGGTGGAACGCTTGGACTCAGCCCTGGATCTTACGGCTCATCAACTGAGCTGGCTAACATCCAGGGGGCACTCGGAGGCGGTAGTGGTGGTGGCAGCACACTCAGTTCGAGTTCCGCTTCTTCGAGCGGTGGTTCAGGTGGCTCTGGTGGAGGTTCTGGAGGTGGCTCTGGAGGTGGCTCAGGTGCCGGGGGACCATTGACTGATCCAGGCGGATCGCGTGCATCCTTTGCCAAGGCCCTGCTGAAGGCCATTGGTGCTCCTCTTTCAGCCGGAAATATCAAGGCAGTTACTAGCTGGGAAACCATTGAAGGTGGCGGCTTCGGTAATCAGGCCGCCAACAACCCGATGAACCTCAACCCCGGCAAGGCTAACTGGCCTGGCCACAATGCGGACGGAGCGTGGGCCTTTCCGACCCTGGCTGACGGCCTCAAATACACCGCCCAGTATCTTGGCATGTCTAACTATTCTGGCATACTAAGTGCGCTGAAGGCCGACACGAAGGGCTCTGGTATTTCCGTAATCAATGCCATCATGGACAGCCCCTGGGCACAGAGCCACTACGGTCACGACGCTCACAGTTTTCCCGGCTATGCCGGTGGTACCGTAGGTGCGGCTGGCGGGCTCACCTGGGTTGGCGAGCGCGGTCCTGAGCTTATGGACATGGCCCCTGGTACCAGGGTGGCTACTAACGCGGCGTCGAAGTCTGCGGCCAAGGGGACTGCCCAGACTCCCTGGACTGCACAGCTTGCGAACATTACTGCGGGCGGTAACCGGACGGGCGCTAGTCAGGGACAGCCTATGACCATCAACTTCGGGGACATCAACATTGGCGGTACCTCTGCCGGTGCCAGTGCTCCCGCTGCTCAGAACGCCCGCGAATTCGTTCGTGAGGTTCGCCAGTTGCTACAAAAAGAGGATCTCTTTAGCAACATCGCTGGTGGCGTGAAATGACAGCAACTAGTTACTGGTATTCTATAACCGGTGTTGGCACGACTCCCCAGGTTTTCTTCGGTACTGTAGCTGCAGCACAAAGTACTTTCGGTGTCAGCGCTGACATCACCGGACCTTTTGCATCTCAGGAGCTTGCGCAGAAAGCTGCCGGTGTAACTCCTGCCACGCCATTGCCCACACCCGGAGCCAAGCCGCCTGTAAAGACTACGAAGACTCCCGTTGCCGCAGCCACGCAGATCGTTTACACACAACCGGGATTTGATCCTCGCATGGCAAACATCCCGCTGCCGGGAAATATGGGACCTAATGCCGTATCCTACTCAGCCACGGGAGAAATGGTCTGGGCAGGACCGACCTACGGGTACCCTCAGGCGTTCAGGTCCAAGCTGAATTTCCTGTTCAACCCTTCCACAATAGATAACAGCGCGGCCATCTACTCGGGAGCAGGCGGCGCTCAGACTAATGCCGCACTGCAGTTTACTTCCGCGAGCGCTCTTGCTGCCGTGGCCCTTCCGATGAATCAGACCATTTCCTTTTCGCTGCTCTTTGACCGTAGTTTTGAGGTCTGGGGGTCGATGCCGGACGGGAATGTTCCCGTCACGACGTCTGATACGGACGCCAGCGTGTACGGAGTCCAGGTTGATTACCTGTGCATGCAGCAGTTCACCGGCCAGCTTATAGGGCAGAGCGCAGGAAACGGGAGTACGAAGCAGGCCGGGGCCAGCGCCATGCAGGGTGCTGTCCAGGTCAAGCAGGGTACCATTTTCCAGATACCGTCGTACATCTACTTCGGCCCGAGCGTCTTCTACGGCTATATAAATTCGGTCGATTGCCAGACCACCGGCTGGAGTCAGTACATGGTCCCGATAAGGTCCGTCATGAACTTTTCCTTCACCACCATGATCCCGCCATCGGGCGCACAGCCTCCGCTTAATGCCTGGAGTAACCTGCAGTCACTTACGCCAGGGGTGCCCACTTCCGGTTCACCTCCGACTATTCCTGCGAGCGGAGTGGGAGGAACGTGACAGTCCAGCCAGGTAGCAGGTACATCAACACTCCCATCGTGGATCTCACGATTAACGGACAGACCCGGCAGGTGCTGGTTCCCAGCCCGCAGACGAATTACTCTTTCACGTACACGGCCTACATGGTTACGGGGGAAGATCGTATCGACACCATAGCGAACGACTTCTACGGTGATCCCACGCTATGGTTTCATATAGCCCAGGGCAACCCTGAGATCTTGAATTGGAGTAACCTACCTCCTGGCTCTATCATCAGGATTCCGGGAATATTATGGTAGCCACCACGATCTCGCCTCCAGTCGCGCCAACTCTTTATTCACTGGAAATAGCAGGTTCCGCTTGTTCTGACTTGCCTTACGACGTAGAGCTTCGTGAATCCTGGGGAGCCCATGATCTAGTGTTTTTGCGGATTCCCGTCGCACCAGGTACCCCCTACAAGCATCTGCTGACTGCATGGGCAGACAATGCACCGGTCAAGATGGTCTGGGGGCGCGGGTCAGTCAACATGTCCACGTGGTACGGCTACGTCAACCATCACGAGGTTGCGTCTAATGACGATGCCGGAATGGGCACTATCCAGATCACGTATGTCTGCATCGGGACTAGTAAGCCGATGAACACGGAGGTCTCTAAGGCGTGGCCAATCACGACGCCGACTGCCATTGCCCAGACGATTGCCAGGAAATACAGTCTGCGCTGTGTCGTGACCTCGACCAACTTTAATCTGCCCTTCGAGATGCAGGTTGAGTCTGACTTCAGCTTCCTGAACCGTATCGCTGCTAAGGTCGGTTACCGCTTCTGGGTATCCGGTGGCACGCTGTACTTCATCGACCCGATTGTCTGCCTGTCGGGACAGAGTAAGCTATTCGTGCCACAGTATCGCATTGATAAAATCCCGACCCAGAGGGACACCGCACGAGACTTCCAGCGCATCAAGGGCGACAACATACCGGGTGCCGTTGTTACCCAACGGCAGATTTCCGGGGTTGATCAGTCTACCGGCCAGCCTTTTACTGTCCTGGCTGACACCAGCACACCAGGTACGACCACGACAATCAACACAACTCGTCATGTGACGTCTTACCAGCAGGCTAAGCAGATCGTCAATGCTCAGCAGAGTCTTAGCCAGTTCTGGATTCAGGCCAGCGTGGAAGTATTTGGGTACACGCTGCTCTACCCCGGCAAGGTCATCAACCTGCAAGGCTATGCGTTGCCAGATGGTGCACAAGGAAACTGGATTGTCACGTCTGCCCAGCACGTCCTGACAATAGGAGGATCACCTGATCCGAGTAAGGACATTTATATTACGCGACTTGGACTCATGACCAACTCAGCAATGGGTGCACCGAGCATCAAGGGCGTGAGTCCCGTTTCCCCTGAAATAATTCCTTGCATTCTCATCAGCAAGAGCATCTGGCAGTCTACCAGCTTTGCTATAATCATCGACGGGATTGTAAATATATGACAGGCCAGCCAATTCCAGAACACAAGCAATGGCTTGGCGTGTACCTGGGCATTGTCGCGCAGACTAGAGGAGACACTTACGTGCAGGTCCAGGTCCCGCAGCTCTCCGGTTTTGAGATGCATACCTGGGCACGCCCGATGGGGGCTATCCCGGAGTTTCCTCCTATCGTGGGAACGACCGTTCTCGTGATGTTCATCGCGGGAGACCTTCAATTTCCGTGCTACAGTCTGACGGCCTGATAAGATGGAGATATTATGTCAACAGAAATACTGCAGCCTTTCGGCCTGACACCATACGGAAGCGTGGCTATCACAGACGATCCTAACGTCCAGGCCAGGCAGCATATAGAATCGATCCTGGCTACCAGTCCGGGTGAACGCGTGATGCTTCCGTCTTACGGTGTTCCCCTGAAAGGATTCGTTTTCCGGCCAAGTCCTACCAGGGTTGCCGGGGAGATCACACTTGCAGTGACTTCCCAGCTTGCCACATGGGAACCATCTATCAACGTCCTGAATATCACGCCGACTCCTAATGATACTTTCGGTGTGGCCGATGTTAACGTGGACTTCTCCCTGAATCCTGGTGCGGGTTCTTCCTCCAACATCGCAACGGTGTCCCTGGGCGGTACTGTGACTGAGACAGTGGTGAACGCCTGATGACAACTCCCTCCCCGAATGCAATTCTCCAGGTGCCCAGCAGCATCGACTTCACCAGCCGGGACTGGTCTGCTCTCGTGCAGTCCATGCTGGCTTACGCTGCCGTGGCATTTCCGGACTGGAATCCCTCGTCTGAGGGTGATTTCGGAACCATGCTGGTAGAGCTGTTCGCCTATGTAGGCGACATTCAGTCCTTCTACGGTGACAGGATCAGCCAGGAGGCTTACCTTCCGACCGCGACTCAGCGCCAGTCCCTGCTGAATATTGCTGCCACACTGGGGTACATACCTGCTAATGGTTCACCTTCGAGCGGTGTCGTCACCTTCCAGACCGCCAATCCCGGTCCCCCTGTGTCCGTCCCGGCGATGACGCAGGTCACGTCATCGTACTCATCCGGTACTGCTTCCCAGTCTGTCATCTTCGAGACACAGTCCCTGGTCGTGGTCCCCGGTAACGGGGGAACAAGCACAGTCCTGGTTATCCAGGGCGAGACCACGACGCTGATCGTCATCGGGACGTCTGCAGGCGTGGCCGGTCAGACCTTCCAGATTCCCCAGCTTGGTGTCCAGGACGGTACATTGACAGTATTCGTGGAAAGTGCGGATACATCAGGCAACGCCCAGTGGCTGTACATTCCCTTCCTGGTAGACGCCGGAGCGTCTGACCTTGTGTTCACCACTAGCACCGACCAGGCCGGGAACACGAATGTGATCTTCGGGGATAACATCAACGGGCTGATTCCCGGACTGGGCCTGACAATCTACGCGACCTACAGGACGATACTAGGTTCGGCCGGTAACCTGCCGGTCGGTGCTGTAGCTTCTATTGCCGCGCCCATTACCGGTGTGTTCATCCCGGTGATCAGTAACGTCCCCGCCTCAACTGCAATGACCGGAGGCTCTGATGCAGAGTCCAATGATTCCATTCGATCCAACGCCCCTGCAGCCTACCGCGCTCAATACCGGGCCGTCTCTCCCCAGGACTTTTCCGACCTGGCCTTCAACGTGCCCGGAGTTCTCATGGCCTCCGCAATCGGCAATCACAGCACCAGCGTCAGTCTGTACGTGCTCGGCCCTAACTATTCACCGCCGGGACCAGCACTCGTGGACAATATCCTCACCTACTTTCAGGGAAAGACACTGGCTGGCGTGAGCCTGTCAGTAGTCAATCCGACCATTGTCCTGGTAGATGTGGGAACCACGGCGAATCAGGTCCAGCTTGTTGTCCAGCCGAACTACCAGCAGGCCGGTGTACTTGCTGCTGTCCAGGCAGCACTGACCGCGTACCTGTCCCCTCCTGCTGTATCCTTCGGTGAGCTGATCACGGTGTCGGAGTTGTACACCCTGATCAATTCAGTCCCTGGCGTAGCCTACTGCGTGATCCCGGTGTTCCTCCGGGAAGACGTGCCCCAGGCGGGCGTGACCTCTATCCAGTTCCGTGCGAACGAGGTGCCCTCCTGCGGCTCGTTCTTCATCAGCGTCTCCGGGGGGCAATAATGTCTAACGCGACTTTTCCAGGCGGGGTGTTCAACTGGGGTCCTGACCGGATCGATTCTGCGAGCGTTGATTACGCCGAGGATGTTAACTCCGTCGCGGCCGAGGTGACTGCCATCGAGAATACGATCGGAACGTCCCCTCAGACTGAGAGCAATCCTATCGCGGGTAACCCGGTTACCTACACGAGCGTAGATGCCCGCATCTCGGACAACCTCGCGGGTAATCAGCTTCCTGTCTGCATTTTGGGCAATGATGAGCTGCAGGTCAATAACTACCAGTCGGCCGGGACTAATTACGGTGTCTGGAACGCCTACGATAACGTTGACTTCGATCCTTTCAATATGTACAACGGGACCGACGTCACTATCCCGGTGCTCGGCCTGTGGCGTATTACGATCGGGCAGCAGTGGGACTGGTGGAGCACTGGCTACCATGGCTGCTACTTTTACCTGAATGACTACTACTTCCGCCAGGATATCTGGCACTGGGATTTCGCCGGGAATTATTACGGCGGTTACTGGTGGACGGTAGACCAGGTCCAGCGTCCGGGTTCCACCAAGATTACCTGGGAAGGTATACTTGGACAAGGCGACAGGATTCAGGTGCTGTCGGAAAATGGCTGTCCTCATACTCCCCACCGCACATTTGATCAGGAGTTCAAGGCAGTATTCGTCCGTGAAGTACCGCCAGGCACACCAACCGGGTAAGTGAGGTCTTAAAGAATGACCACACCTACTCAAGGTACAGTGTATGGGCTCTCTACTTATTCGAGTAGCACGTACGGATTGTCTCTTCCGGCTGCTTACCAGTGCGCCCCTATGTCCGCCGTGTCAATTGACTACGGGACTGTCTCTGTCACCTGGGTCAAGCCGACCGCGACGTATATCGCCCGCTGGCGTCTGATTGCGAACCGGTACGGTTACCCTGTCGATGAGAACGACGGCAGTGTCGTCATTGATGACCTGACCTACCCCGGCTCGTCTTATCTCGACCAGGCTGTCATCCCCGGTACCTATCATTACTATGGCTTTTATGTCCTGGCTGACGTCGAGACTAACCTGTGGGTGCGCTCGGGCTTCGCAGCCTGCCTTACCCCGGTTGACTACGCGTCTGGTGCCATGCTCCTCTCTCTCATGCCAGAGTACTTCCGGACAGAGCTTAACGGCGGGGACCTGACTGATGACGCTTCCGGCAATTCCCAGCTCGTGCAGTTCACCAACGTCCTCGGATGGATGTGGGACTACATCAAGACCCAGTACGACGTCCTGGCAAATCACCTGAATGACCCGATGTTCATTCCCCTTGATGACCTCTGGAACATGGCGGCTGAAGTCGGCCTTACCTTCAGTCCCGACGTGCCTGCCTACACCGTCCGCAAGGCAGTAGCCAACCAGGCGCATGTCTCCCAGAACCGGGGGACAGTGAACGGCATCATCCAGGAGATCAGTATCAGGACCGGCTGGGGCGCAGATGTCCAGGTTGGCCCGAACATAATGCTCGTAGATGACCAGGCGCAGTTCCTCAATCCTGTCTTCGAGACGTACAGTCCCTCACAGGTTTACCGGACGCCCGCGAACTGCTACGACGCGAACAGCATATGGCATCCTGAGTGGAGCTGTGTATGGCAGCCCCTGGCCGGGTACTACGGCGGCTTTACCAACTACTTCCCCGGTACCGGGTACTGGTATCAGTGCGCGACTGACCAGCTTACCGGGGTAGCACCGCCGGTAAACGGTACCTCTAACGCGTACTGGACTTGCGTAGGCGGTCCTGGCGGGACGACTGACTCTTTCCTGGGTACCCTCATCAACCCGGTGACAAACAGCGTAGGCACATGGGAAGCCCTGGACTCTTCTGCGACTAATTCTATCCCCGTGCCCCAGACACTGACTCAGGGCCTTGGCGTGCTGACTCCCGGTAATACGCAGAGCAGCACGAACTACGCCTGGAATGCTCTCCGGCTGTACAACAAGGGAGCCAGCGCCAAGAACCTGATGATCCGGTCTGTCTCCCGTAGAACTCAGGATCTTTACCAGATCCCCGACTTTGCCTTTGAGTCCGGCTACGCCTTGAGCTACGTCTACAATCAGGTCTTCAACGGGTACAACACTTACTATGGTGAGTACTCCTATTCCGGTGACAGCAATTACGGTGTGCCCTGGCTGGACTCGACCTGGCCGCTGGTCTACCACACGAACTACAGTTGGAACAATACCGCAGAGCCGCAGATTCTCCGGCCCGGATTCTGGGCTGCTGATAATTGTCTTTACAAGCGAACTAATGTCGCCTCCGGGTACGTCCACTCCGGTAGTTACTCTGTCCTCTGCACTCCGCTTTCCGGGGGGAATTGCCGGTTCGGGTCACCATGGATCAAGGTCGCAGCCGGGACGTCGGTAATAGGCAGCTTCTGGACACGGCCTAACGCTGCGGGTACGGTCACGATTTTCGCGGAACTACACTGGTACGACCAGTACGGCAGTAAGCTCAGCGTGACCGCCGGGACTGCGGCAGCGCCGGTAGCTTCCACCTGGACTCAGTACACCGTTACGGCAACAGCCCCGGCCAGCACGGTTTACGCCGCCGTCCACCTGGCGTGGACCGGGACTCCCACTGCGGCCGACGCGCAGTGGCTTGACGACACCTCACTGACTCCCCAGGCTGTTGTCGTTCCTGTCCCGCCCGAACTTATCCAGGCAGTCCAGGACGGTATCCCGGTCCCGTGGATACGTCCTAGCCAGGTCTGGAATGCCACGACTCAATATTCCACGAATGATATCACCTCCTACGGCGACCAGCCGTTCATCGCGCTGACTGCGTCAACCGGCATCACTCCCCCGACAACTAGCGTGGCGACGGCTAACTGGGCACCTCTTTCACAGGACCCGCGTATCCGTCTGCTCCTGTCCGGCGAGACCTCCCAGGATCTTTCGTCTGCATCCAACCTGACGGCTGCGGTTATCCCGTTTGTCGAATGGTATGACCAGTCCGGTAACTACCTCGCCCGCGTATTCTCCCGCAACCCTAATGCACTTGGCAATGTTGTTGCCCATCCTGGCAGCATGGCATTCGACTCCTTCACCACGCCGACCACCGTTATCCAGGAAACTGGCGGCGGGCCTATCGCCCCGACCTCGTGGGCAGTCAGCTACTACCAGAACATCACCCTGTCCGGTACGCCCGTAACGACGGGGACCGTCCCGTCCCTTGTCATCAACTGGAATGGTGCTTCACCAGCCACCGGTATTTCAGGCTCCGGCTGGTCAGCGCAATTCACCGGGTCGTTCGTGGTCCCGGCTGCGGGTACCTACGTCTTCACCTCCGCAGGATACGGGGGAGTTCAGGTATTCGTCAACGGCCTGGAGATCATTAACAACTGGTCTAACCCCCTGACCTCTGCCGTGACCGGGTCGATTTCCCTGCTGGCTGGTGCGACGGCTGATGTCGTGGTAAATTACAACGCTCCGTATCAGGCGTTCTCTGAAGTACCCGGCCCGAATGTTATTACGAGTGAGCCTCCGTCCAGTACTGCTCCTGAAAGCTGGACGACAACACAATTCCCGGTTATCAGCGGATTGCCTTATCAGTTGCAGGTCCAGACTATCACGCCTGCTTCGACTGCCCAGATTACCTGGTACGGCTGGGGTGGCCATTACGCGGCAACCGGGCCTGCTGTGTACCACCCTGCAGTTTACGGCTGGGAAACTATCCAGGTCCAGCACACCGGGGGAGGCGTACGACAGGCTGGTAATACCCTGGACGGGCCTGGTGCGTACACCGGATACGAAACCTCTGAGCAGGTCTGGGCTCAGCTTTCTGCAGCTTACACTTCTCAGTCAACCGTCTGGGTACCCGAGATTGTCCCCATAGGTACGACCGTCGTCACCCTCGGGGCACCCATTCAGAGTGTCATATTTGATGGTATTGGCAGCTACTTTGACGCCCAGTACGGTACTTTCTTCGGGACTGAGAATATCCTCGCTATCTGGGAAACCTGGGAGAAGACTACAGGTCCGGGTTTCGTGAATCTTTCCGGTTTTACCCCGGCAGGGGCGATATACGGAACCCTTTATGTTCAGGAATTTGGCAGTCCGTACCCGGTTACGCCAGCACGGTGGCAGTCTTACCAGCAGTTCACCACCGTGCCCGGGACACTTACCTCCATGAACATCAGCGCCGTCGTGCCCACTGTCATACTGGGCAGCACTATCAGCTCCAGCCTGAACGGGCGCACTACTGATGACGAGACATGCACCTGGGTG